CAGTTATGGCGCGGGCTTTGCGTGCGCCGAACTCTTTATTGCGGTCGCGCCGCGCAACACGCACAGCGAATGTCAGTGCAAGCATATCAGCATCATCGGGTGAAGGCAAGCCTCGCTTCTTAATCTCTTCTTTCGGTTCGAGCTTCGTGCGCTGCTCGTGTCGGTCGAGACTGTACTTGATTGTGGTAAGCTGGTTAAAGAAGTCTTGGTCGTCGGGTATACACCCTTCGTCCGCCAACCACTTCGCCATCTCTGTCCAGTATTCAGCGCGGCGGTTGATATAGAGGTTGAACTCGTACGCCGCAGCGCCCGGATGCACTTCTGTGATTTTATATCCTCGGTCGCGCATGATGTCGATAACGCCTGCGCCCGGCCCCGTGGCCTCAATGACAATCGCGTCAGGTCTGTGACGGTCGGCCTCTTGCATAGCTATCTCGGCCAACTTAACCGTGCTCAATCCTTTGAACTTCTTGCGGGGGATAGACCTCGCGTCGCGCCCCTGCCTGAAACCGATGACCGAGCTGTCGTTACCGAAGCGGGCAACGTCAATCGCCATGATAAGACCCGCCATGTAATCTGTCATCACTTCGCGTTCCATCGCGGCTCTCACAATGTCTACGCTTATGAAGCCGTTAAAGCTCTGCGACGGGAACTCGCCTTTGATACGCACCTTAACTTCGTCGCTGTCTTCCCCATACTTCTCAATGATGGAACGCAACGCTTGCTTGTTGGTGTGCTTTACCTCTCTGCTGTCTATGTGTCGTGTCTTGTACAGTGCGGCGTGTTTGTCAAAGCAGTCGGCAAAATCTCCGTCAGGACGTGTCGGGTTTCCGAACGCAAAGAAGAAACCTTCACCGTCTGTCAACGCACCTTCTGATACCTCCCATATCTTAGAGGGGATACCACTTGCTTCGTCGAATATAACGACGACGGCTTTGCCTTCGTTGTGCAACCCCGCGAACGCTTCTGTCTTTTGCTCGCTAACGGTCGCTGCTGTAATCTTATAGTTCTTACGCTTCTCTTCTGGGTACGCTGCAAACGTGATACCTGTCGGGCTCCACTCAAACCAATGCTTGTTCAAGATGAGGTTATGCCACTTAGACAATTCAGGCCAAGTTTTATCTTCTAACTGGAACTGAGTGTTGGCCGTTACAACGCCGCGTGTGTCTACCCTTGTGGACATGAAGAACAGTATCAGCCACGCAACGAAGGCGGACTTACCCACCCCGTGGCCCGACGCATACGCGGATTTCCAAACGTCCATGTCGAGGCCGAGGCTTTGCAGTTCGATGTTGTTACGGATGTGTTCGCCAAGCTCTATCAGCAGGTTGCGCTGCCAAGGCTCGGGGCCCTCTTTGTCCCTCAAAGGGTTCTCGCTCCCATCCGGCAGCGTCGGCATCCCCCATGGAAACATCGCCATGACGAAGCCGTAGGGGTCAGCGTAATACTGCCCCACGAACTCGGCGAGCTCTGTCTCTGTTTTTATATGGAGGTTCGACTTAGCCACGGAGCGCCATAATCAATGCGTAATGTGAGACGGAGGTGAGGAAGAAAGTTCTGAGGTTGCGCATGTGTTATCCTTTGGTTATAATGGCTGCATGAGTGTACCTTACGATTACTACCCCGCAGTGCTTTATGCTATAGACCTTATCTCACAGGGCTATACGAAGACGGCTGCCTGTGACAAAAGCAATATCAGCATACCAACTTTCGAGAGCTATATCAACCGCGACGAACAGCTCAGCGTTATGCTCGACGAAGCGGAGCAGCGAGGCGCGGATGCCATGGCCGATGCGCTGGTGCAGATTGGCAGCCACACCGTTTATGGCGAGACGAACCCGCAGATGGCGAAGGTCATATCCGACAATATCAAGTGGCTGCTCGACAAGCGCCACCGCAAGAAATACGGCGATAAGATTGAGATACAGCATAACATCACAGCCGACAAGGCCATCGTGGATGCTCTCATTGCTGGGCGCAACCGTGCTGCTCAGGCGCAGGTGTCTTATCAAGAAGCAGACTTCATAGACGTAGAGCCCATCGCCATTTCTGACGATGAGCTCTTAACGCAGTTACTCAGTTAAATCTTAATACACAGCAGCGTTACCATCTCCGTCTAAATGATACAAGGCCCTCATACCCGCTTCGTTACCGACGTATGGAACAGACGGTGGGGTAAAGTTTGCGGTATATTTTTCAATACTCCAAACCGCAACTTCATCGACCGCCCCATCCCATGCAAAACCAGAATTAACAGGATTAAACCCACCGTTTCTAATACAGAAAGTTGTTCCTGCGGAAGATGAATTATTTAGGGCGGCGGCTTGTGTTGATACAAGAACGCCATCAACATAAAACTTGGTATTTGTTCCGTTTGACACAAGGGCAACGTGTTTTCTTGACCCCCCAACGATGGATGTTGCTGTGTTAACAATCACGTCAGAACCAGAAGAATTGTAAAAACCAAACATTGCATTACCAGACGCGTTACAACCAATCCAATGTTTTTGACCCTGACCGAAAGCGACGCGAATACTATTTGCCGCAGCTTTTGACACCCAACCTTCAATCGTCCAAACATTGTTAGACGTTGCAACATCCGTATTCGATGCGCTTTCTGCTAAACCGCCTTTCATTTCTTGACCAAAACCAGAAGCCCCTGCCGCAAACGTCCCAGATGTTACCGTTAAGTTAGGGCCGACTTGTGTTCCACCCCCTCCCGGCGCGGCCACCACTATGGGCGCAAAATTGGCCTCTATGTGCCTGCCGACAGGAACTCCGTCCCCGTCTGTGTTGTTATCGTATATGATGTCAACTCTGCCGTCGTTCGCGTTATCCCTCGCTAAAAACGCCCAGACGTCTAACGCTTGGGTATTTAGGGGCGCTGACGCAAGTTTAAGTGTTATTTGCTGTAGCCCATTGTCTATAGCCAAAGGAGACGACGCGGCAAAAGCGAGGGGGGTTGTCAAGTCGCCACTGTTGAACACATCAAACCTTAACTGAGGGCTGCCAGCCGCCGTCAAAGCCGATACGCCAGATGGATAATTCATAGTGATAATAACATCGGCGCTGCCCGCCGCTCTCGTCGCGCTAATCATAGAAGCGCCAACATCCCCTTCGGTCATTCCTAAATGAAGCCGGGTTGCTCGATAGTAATGATACGCAAGATTAACAGACCCGTACTGTGACTGGTGAACTCCGTCAATTAAATCTAAATCCTCCGGCTGTATATAATCGCAAGAGTTTGTTGCGGCCCACTCTTTTGCCGCTTTTCTAATCGTATTCACTTGGGTGTTAGTCCCCCACGAAGAGGAGTTTATGTTGGGAATAGAGGCTAAAACTCTGTCATATCCGGAGCCTATTATCGCGTTTCTTGAAGTTACATCTGTAAAAAGAGTATCTAAGTGGCCTTTGTATGTTGCGCCGTTCATCCCCGCGCCGCTATCAGAATGTCCTTGCATCCACAGAAATTCTTCAAAGCCGCCAACCGCATCCAAAACCGCTCTAAGTGCAGCGTTTTCAGAGCCAGAAGGGATAAAAGCAGTAATGGACATCCCGCCTCTTGTGTGGCCCACAAGGCCGCACGACACCCCAGACGCGGCGGCCTGCAACCTTAGAAATTCCGCAGCAAAAGAACTGTCGTAATTCGAGCCATTAGCGGGTACAGCCCACGCCGCAGACGAAACCGTTCTTTGGCCGTCAGTGTACGTGGCATACACTGAGGTGTTAGCATCCACTGCGCCCCCCGCCCCTTCTATAGTTGTGGTTTGCCCGTCCATCTTGCCAAACATGCGAACGGCCAACGACTGTCCCGAAACGGCAATAACCCTGCCCATTCCTATCTTATTCGTCCCTAAAGCCCAGCTTCCGTCCTGCGTTGTAGCAAAATCAAGATAGAAAAACCCGTACCGCGCTGCGATACCTGTGATATTCCTAACGCTGTCCCCCTCCGGAGCTCCGGTGATGGCTTTCCAAGGGGGTTGTACTATCGTCACCCCGTCTATTGCAGACCTCGCCCGCACCCACAAGTCTTTAGTGGCAGACAGGTTTATGCCGAACGCCGCAGCTCCCTCCCCTTTATTGTTAAAACCACCTGTATCCGTTGCGCGTTGGAACACCCGTAGGTTTGGAGGTTGGGAAGTTATTACAGGCGCGGTGTCCTGCTGCGACACGCTGCCTTTACATACCTTGTTCAACCCTAAACCTAATCTAATCACAACACACCTTTAAGCTAAGTCTATGGCTGCTACGCCCGCGCTGTCTACGTCAACAGCGATGTGGGAGGGGATGCCCGCCTTAACGGGTATCGCGTCGGGCTTTACTGCGGTGACAGAAGAGAAAACCCCCACCTCTACAAACCCGTCAACACTCGCCAACACTTGAACATATTCAGTCCCCGCAGGAAGTGCACTTGCGTGCTTAGCACTCGCACCCGCGCTGCTGGTGATGCTTTGGGTGGGGCCTGTCTTTACCCCTATTAAATCTTGCTGAACTTTCTTACTTTTCCTAAACGGAGTAACGTATACAGTACCCATGGCTCAACACTCCTCGTAACTAAAAATCTCTCAACAGATTACTCGTCCTCTTCGGCCAAGTCAAGCTCTCCCTGAGCCTCGTCTTTCTGTCCTAACCACATGTGCTCTACCACGTCGAAGTCCCTGCTTTTCAGCACTCCATGCGCTAACAACCCATCTAACATCATCTCTGCGTCTATACGCCTGCTAAACCTAATCGCTTCACTACTGTTGCCAACTAAACATACGTGACGCATCTTTACGCCTACATACAGCACAGCGCCTCTTAGCTCTATCAACCAACCTAACTCTTCCATACTCTCATCCCTCCCCTGAAAAGAACGAGGGGTAGACCCAATCCAGTAAGCCTACCCCTCTCTTAGTCATCGCCCACCTCTAGGAGAAACTAAATCCTTAAATCGTCTACCTTGCCGTGTAAGGACTCACCATCCTTAACTCTTAGCTTAGCATCCTTAGCTACACCGTACAGCTTATCCTCTAAGTCTGCTACCTTACGCTCTAGCTTAAATATCAATACTTCCATCTCCGCAACGCGCTGTGACAACACAGCAACCACGGCCTCTACGTTCACAGGGTCAGGCTTGTCCTCTTCGTCGCTCCCTGCCAACACTGCACCGCTCACACGTTGCACCTCGTCATCCGTCAAAGCACTCCCGTCTCTCAAGCCCTCTGCTGCAAGCGACGTAACGCTCACGCCCTCATCGCTTGAAGGGGTATTCTCGGGCAAGCTGTCTGTTCCGACGGATTGCTCCAAGCCCTCTTCCTTTGCCACACCTGCCTCAACCGGAGCTGTCTCAACGGTTGCAGCCACTTCTGGCGCTGGGGCTTGTGCTTTCTGGGCTTTATTCGACTTGCTCATTTTCATATCTCCGTGTGTTCTCTGAGGTGGTTCAAGGTTCTGGGCGTTGCTTCTAGGCCATGGGTTGATGCTGGCACAGGTTGGCCTCCGGTGTCAAGAGCCTTTTCAGCAGGTTTAGCCTTTTAGGTTTATGTAATCTGTTAGTGTGAACGAGGGGGTTGTTAGTTTCGGTGCGATGCTTTTAGCGGCGGTGCGCGGCGGTGGGTGCTTTCAGGGCTTTTGGGACTTTTGGGGCTTTTAGCAGAACTGCTAAG